TTTCCAGAATATTCAGCTAAATCAATAAGTATATCAAATGCTTCACGAATAAATTCTGGTGGCATCTTCTTATCAAATTTTCTGAAGTCTCCTGCTATCATTCTATTTTTACCATATTTGGTAATATAAGCATATAATCTACTCCACTCAGAACTTTGAGCAACAGTAGTTATAGCTGTTTCAAAAATAATTTTATTATTTTTCATTAATCTCAAAAGAGACATATAGTATTTACGACATAATATTGTCCAATCCATAGGTGCTGAACCAAATACTCTAACTTTTCCCATTTCAGCTTTTTCAAAACTCAAAGGTTCATCTTTCAGTGAAGCTACAAAGACTGGACTAGCAGTATCTGAATTCAAATAATTAGCCTCCATTAAAAATATTCGTTCTTTAATTTCATCAGAAACATCAACAGGTTCTAATAAATCTCTACATGGATCAATATTAGTTAAAAAATGTCTTTTACTTTTATAAAACGGATAACCTGCAGATGTGTTTCGATTAATTTTATCAACATATGCTATTCCATTAGCACCATTAATGCTTGTAAAATTATCATAAGGCTCAACATAATCTGAAATTACTTTCTTTTTTATATTCCGCTTAATCTTATCCAAAAAAGCTTTTTTACAAGCTCTTAAAATAGATGAATCATATTTGAACACGGGTTCTATTAAATCTTGAGCAGCTAAACGCCAAGGTTGCCAACCTTTCATATTAGGTTTAGTAACCTTCTCTTCATACCCAAAATTTGATAAAAAAGAATTCATTATAGTTTTACAAACTCTAGATTTATGAGTTGATTTAAAACCAGTCATCGATCCATAGACACAAGCTTTTCCTTCTGTTAAATAATTGAATACTGATTTTGGGTGTAATTCATCAAGTTTTTGATGATCATCACGAAGCATTGGAGCACCACTCGAAAGTTGATATTTAGGATCTAATAACTCTAATTTTGTATTAATATAATCAATATCTAAAAATATTCCTAAAATATTACAAGTTGTATTTCCAGCTCTATGAATGGATGCCAAAATATGTCCTTTTGGAGTATGTAATATCAATGGTGAACCACAATCACCACCAATAGTATTATCATTTGATATTCCCATAGTAACAAGGGAATCAAAATCATCACCTCCTAAAGACATATTATTACGAACAATTCTGACTTGTTTAATGTTTAAATTAACATTTTCACCTTTATTTCTTCTAATAATTAAAGTTGCTGAACTAATTGTTTGTAATGAATCTTTAGCTATTAGTTTAGTTAAATTCTTTTTTGGTACAATGCCTGGTAAAATAAAAAATGCTAAATCTTTGATGGTATCAAAAATAATGTCATTTCTGTTTAAAAGAATAGTACTGGTATTATTAACACCATCACCAAGATCATTATGGAAAATTTCCAATTTATACATATCTGTTTTGTAATTATTAAACCAATGAGCATTTGCTATGTAAATATTACCTTTTAAACATAAAATATTATTGGTATAATATTTTTTATTTATATCATCATATATTCTGGCAAAACTCACATTCTTAGAGATTGTTTTCACTATCTCATCATTCGAAATTTGCTTAGAACTAATGATGGCTGGTGACAAATCAATATTATTCAATTTAAAATCCGAAATTACCCATGGATTATACCTCTCATTATCTAATGATTTTGGTTTGAATTCACTTGAATTTAATTCAACATCACTCTCTTCTTTTTTAGGATTAAGATATTGATATATCTTATATAAAGAAACACTAGAACCCAAAGTTATTGCAATTACTTTAAATAAATTTGGATAGGAAATTTTATTTTTAATTTTATCACCTAAATCTGAGAAAATTTGTCTATTTAAAGCAATCTCAAATTTTTCACTATGTAACTCGATTAATTTATTTTTAACAGTATAATATACATAATTACCTAACTGTGATATAATATACTTTAAAATAATT